GCCTGGGCGATCGCGTTTTCGATCTGCTGGTGGTGATGGAGCACGAGGGGCGGCAGAAGTTTCTGCGCTGCTTTGCACAGGAGCAAGGGCTGTGAGGCTGGATATCGACATGAACTGGCCGGGGGCCGCACTCGCGCGGCGTACTCGGGAGCGGATCCGAGCCAGGGCGCTGGCGCGGGTGGTGCGCAGTGGCAGTGGTCAATTGGTCATGACTTCGGCTTATGCATCGCAGCGAAGCCGGATTTCGCAACGCTCGCGCCGTGATCGGCTGCGGACAAGGAGGCCGGCATGAGCACTTTCGATGCCGGCTGGTCGTTGCAGAAGGCGGTCTACGAGACGTTGTCTGGGAATGTGGATGTCGTGGCGGCGCTGGGCGGTGCGCAGATCTTCGACGATGTGCCACGCACCGCAACATTCCCCTACGTCACGTTCGGCCGTGGAGACGTGCGCGATTGGAGTACCGGAAGCGAAGCAGGGCACGAGCATGTGCTCGCTCTCAATATCTGGTCGCGGGCAGGGGGGCGCAAGGAGGCCGTCGGTGTTGCGGAAGCCTGCAGTCGGGCGCTGGAGGCGGGGCCGGGGCCGTTGGAGGGGCACAGGCTTGTGCTGATGCGGGAACTGGGCCGTGAAATCATTCGCGAGGACGACGGCGAGACATACCGCGCGGTTGTGAGGTGGCGGGCGCTGACCGAGGTCGCGGACTGACACGTTTGGGTCATTCGTCGGCGCAAGGACGTTTTCAGACTGAGGTCCGGAACAAGAAAAGCGGCGCGGCGGTCATGCCGCTGGCCGGTGCCGTGGCGTGTGCCCGTCGCATCGGACCGTTGATCGGACATTTGGGAAGACATGGAGAGTGGCATGGGTGCGCAACGTGGCAAGGATCTGCTGTTGAAGGTGGATGAGGCAGGAAGCGGGACGTTCGAAACGGTTGCGGGACTGCGGACGCGGACGCTGTCGTTCAATTCCGAACTGGTTGATGTGACACACGCGGAGTCGGCAGGCGAATGGCGCGAGCTGCTCGGCGGGGCTGGCGTGAAAAGCGCGCGCGTTTCGGGGAGCGGTGTGTTCAAGGATGCGGCTTCGGATGAGACGGTGCGACGTGCCTTCTTCTCGGGCGCTCTGCTGACCTGGCAGATGGCCATTCCGGATTTCGGGATCGTGACCGGGCCTTTCCACATCTCTTCTTTTGAACTGACGGGCCGGCACGATGGGGAGGTGACGTTCGAACTTTCATTGGATAGCGCGGGCGAACTGAGCTTTACGGCGGTTTGAACGGCGCAGGCAAACCCGGCTTCGTTCAGCGTGTGAGTACGGTAGGGAGTTGTCTATGGCCAATCGGCATCGAGGCGAGATCGAAGCGAAACTCGACGGCGTGGCGCATACGCTGTGCCTCACGTTGGGGGCGCTCGCGGAACTGGAATCGGCCTTTGGCCAAGGCGACATGGTTTCGCTTGCCACGAAGTTCGAAAGCGGCCGGCTATCGGCACGTGATCTTCAGCTCATCGTGCATGCGGGCCTTCGGGCGGGCGGGCACGAGGTCACGCTGGCGGAGGTGGGGGCCATGCGTGCGGAAGGCGGTGCGGCGGGCTTTGTCCGGATCGTATCGGAGTTGTTGCAGGTGACCTTCGGGTCGCAGGAGGCTGAGGCTCTCGAGGGGGCGGCCGTCGGGCAGGCGGCAAGCGAAGCTGGGGAGGCGAAGGAGGCAACCGAGCGCCCTTTCCCTGGGAGGACGCGCTCGCACTCGGCTTCGGGGAGTTCGGCTTCAGCTCCAGTGAGTTCTGGTCGCTGACGGTTCCCGAATTCGCTGCTGCGTTGCGCGGCCGGTTGGGGACTGCCGGAGCGAGCGAGGCGCCTGGCAGGTCTACACTGGCAGCGCTTATGGACCGTTTCCCCGATAGCGCGTCGAGGCCGCCTGGCTGATCTGCCACCTAAGTCCGGGGCACGCCGCCCGGGAATCATGAGCCCAGTGCGTCAGAAACAAAAACGCGCGAGGGGCGCCTTGCGATGCGCCGCAGCCGCGGTCGCTATTGAAGCAGGAAAGGTAAGACGATGACAGGCGAGGAACCAATTCAGGAACAGGTCGAACTGCAGTTCGTGGCCGATACGCGTCTGCTGCAGACCGAGTTGAATATTGCGGCTGGTGTCGGGCGCCGCTTTGCCAGTTCCCTGCTGAGGGCGTTTGACGGACTGGCGAACAAGGGCAAGAGCCTCGGGCAGGTTCTGAGGGGGCTTGCACTCGATTTGTCGAAGCTTGTGCTGAAGGCTGCCTTCAAGCCGCTGCAAAGCGGCCTGGGGGCCCTGTTCCAGGGGCTGTTCACGGGCGGGGCTGCGTTCGGTAGCGGGGGTGTGCTGCAGCAGGGGACGCCGGTGCCGTTCGCAAAGGGCGGCGTGATTGCCGCTCCGGCCATGTTTCCGCTGGCTGGAGGGCGAACCGGATTGATGGGCGAGCGCGGCGCAGAGGCCATCATGCCGCTGGCTCGCGACGGCAAGGGTCGCCTGGGAGTTGTTGCATCTGGCGGCGGAAGTGGTGCGCCGGTCGTGCACATCAGCGTCCAGGCCAAGGATGTCGAGAGCTTTCGCCGGTCCGAGACGCAGGTGGCTGCGGTTCTGTCGCGCGCCCTTGCGATGGGCCAGCGCAACCTTTGAACAGGTGGGCGTGGGTCGCCGAGGTCATCAAGCAGGAGCTGATAGATGGCGTTTCACGAAGTCCGGTTTCCTACCGATATTTCCCGGGACAGTCAGAGTGCCATCGAGCGGCGGACGGAAGTTGTGCTGCTCGGTTCCGGGCATGAGGAGCGAAACAGCCGTTGGGCGGATTCACGGCGCAGCTACAACGCAGGCTATGGCGTGAAGTCGATCCCGGATCTTGAACGGGTTGTCGCCTTTTTCGAAGAGAGGCGTGGCCGGTTTCACGGTTTTCGTTGGAAGGATTTCTCGGATTTCTCGACAGCGCAGCCGGGGAAGGCGGTGGAGCATGACGACCAGGTGATCGGTGTCGGCGATGGCGAGGCGGCGACGTTCGAACTGGTGAAGGTCTATGGCGGGCCGCATGCGCCGTGGACGCGCCGCATCCACAAGCCGGTTGCGGGAAGTGTCCGGGTTTCAGTGGACGGTACGGAAGTGCCTGTCGGCAGTGAAGTGAGTGTCGATACCGTTCTGGGTACTGTGACGTTCCAAGCCTGGGCGGTGCCTGTTGCCGGCGCGGTGATCAGCGCCGGTTTCCAGTTCGACGTTCCGGTCCGCTTCGATACCGACAAGCTTGAGATCAATCTGCAAGGTATCCATCACGGTGCGATGCCCAACATTCCGATCATCGAGGTGCGGGTGTGAGAGTATTCGATCAGGATCTCGCCCAGTCGCTGGCCGGTGGTGCGACAACGTTATGCTGGTGCTGGCGGGTGACGCGGCGCGATGGCGCGGTTTTCGGTTTTACCGACCACGACCGCGACCTCGTCGTTAATGGCCTGACCTTCGAGGCTTCAAGCGGTTTTTCGGCAAGCGAAATGTCGTCGGGTGTCGGGTTGAGCGTGGATAATCTCGAATGCGAGGGGGCTCTCGATTCAGAGGCGCTTTCGGAGGAGGATCTCGATGCGGGGTTGTTTGACGATGCGCTTGTGGAACTCCTGCTGGTAGACTGGGCTGCTCCGGCGACGCATGCCGTTTTCAGGACCGGAAGTCTTGGGGAAGTCAAACGAGCCGGAGCGCAGTTCTCGGCCGAAGTGAGGGGATTGACGCACTACCTCCAGCAGCCGGTCGGACGCTTGTATCAATACACCTGTGATGCGGATCTCGGGGATCATCGCTGCGGTGTCGATGTCAACGATCCAGCCTACTCCGCAAGCACAATTCTTGAGGAGGTGTTGTCTGCGCGGGCGTTCACGTGTGCCATATCCGGCGGGTTCGAAGCTGGCTGGTTCACGCATGGTTCAGCCGAGTTTCTCAACGGGGCTGCGGCCGGCCAGAGGGTTGAGATCAAGGTTCACCAAAAATTAGCCGGCGCAGAGCGGATCGAGTTATGGGCAGACGTCAAAGGACCGCTCCAGCCGGGGCAGCAGGTTCGCCTGACTGCGGGTTGCGACAAGTCCCTATCCCAATGCCGTGCGAGATTCTCGAACGCGGTCAACTTCCGGGGTTTTCCCTTCATACCGGGCAATGACTTCATCTCGCAGATCGGCCGTCCCGGTCGCTCGGGGCGCTAGCCGACCTATAGAGCACCGCGGCGTCAGCCGACGCGCGCCCGTTCTCGGACAGGGGGGCAGCGGCTGGCATCCAGGTGATTTCCGATTCCGGTTTTTTCAAGTTTCGCGGAGTTCATTGGGACATTGGCGGATAAATCGATGGATGCGCGCGTGGTGGAAGCGGCGCGGGCCTGGCTTGGAACGCCCTATCACCATCAGGGCAGTTGCAGGGGCGTGGGGACGGACTGCCTCGGTCTGATCCGGGGCGTGTGGCGAGACGTGTTCGGGGTTGAGCCGGAACTGCCGCCGGCTTACTCGGCCGACTGGGCCGAGGCATCTGGTGAGGAAACGCTGCTGGCTGCCGCCGGACGCCACCTTGCTTCAGTCGAGGGGAATACGGTCGCAGCCGGTCACGTGCTGGTGTTCAGGTTCAGGGCGCGGACGGTTGCAAAGCACGTTGGCATCGCGACCGGGACTGACCGGTTCATCCATGCTGCAGAAGGGGTGGCGGTGTCGGAGGTATACCTTTCGCACTGGTGGCGCCGGCGCATTGCAGGTGTGTTTCAATTTCCGGAGTAACCAGTCATGGCAACACTTGCTTTGGCGGCGGCGGGCGCTGCTGCGGGCAGTGCGCTGCTGCCTACTGGCATCGGCGTTCTCGGTTTGACGCTGTCGGGTGCCGCGATCGGGTCGCAGGTCGGCGCGCTCGCCGGGTCTTACATTGATCAGATGCTGTTCGGCGCTTCGGGAGGGGGACGGCAAGTCGAAGGACCACGTCTGCGCGAACTTCACGTGACGACTTCGACCGAGGGGGCGCCGATCCAAAAGATATGCGGCAGGACGAGGATCGGCGGTCAGGTG